TATGTTGTGCAGGATTAAAAGGCGCAGTGACTTCGAAACGTTCTCATCTTTGTATTATTGATGACGCAATTAAATCTGCTGATGATATTAAAAATAGAGATATACGAGTAGCAATGGAGGATAACTGGAACTCAGTTATTGTCCCAACAATGTTTGAAGGTGGAAGAGCTATATGTCTTGGGACACGTTTTCGTCATGATGACATTCATCAGACAACTTTTATTCCTGATAATGATTGGATCCAGATTGTTCAATCTGCAGTAACAGTAGATGAGCATGGAGATGAGAAATCTTATTGGCCAAAAATGTGGTCTTTAGATTATTTAAAAGATAGAAGAAGACAAGCACCCATTAGTTTTAGTTTTCAATATCAAAATCAAATTGTTAGAACTAGTGAGATGTCTATTTCACCAGATCTTATTATCAAAGGACAAATTCCTACTGAATTTGAATGTTTAGGAGTAGGAGTTGATTTATCTGCAGGAATACGTGAAAGAAATGATTATACAGCTTTTGTTATGGGTGGTCGTGTTGGCGACAAAATTTATATTATTGATTGTAAACGTTTAAGGATTATGGGTAACGTCGAAAAATTAGAAGCCATTATGGAAATGATGTATGAATGGGGGGTTGTTCATAAAGACCATGATAAAAATAAAGATGTTTATTTTCCTACAGGAAGTACTGTTGATATTTGGTCAGAAGCTGTTGCATACCAAGCTTCTTTAGAAGCTGATTTTAAACGTATATGTCTTGAAGAACAAGGCCTGCACAATCTTTTATGGCATCCAGTAAAAGGTTTTCGTGGAGATAAAGTTGCACGTTTTAGAGGTATTATGGGATTATTTGAACGTCATAAAATCCGCTTTAACAAGTATCGCAAATTCCAAGCTTTAACAGATGAAATTGTAAATTTTGGAGTTAGTTCCCATGATGACTGTGTAGATGCGTTGGTATGGCTTTGCAATGGATTAATGTCTAGAGGAAAACTAGAGTTAGAGTATTGACGCAATTAGACTATTAAAAGTACCCAACATGTCCTCTCATTTTTATTACGAAGGTATTGAACTTGAGCAAGATGCTTATGGTTCAGCCATCATCAATCTACCAGATGAATTATGTCATGATCTTGGACTCCGACCTGGTGAAAGGTTTGAAGTTGAAGCTGATGATGAATGTTTGAATTTCAAACGAATCGCTGCAGGTTATGTGGTTGAGTCATAATAGAAAAAAAGAAGTAACTGATGAGCGTAACTAATTCTGCTTTTAAATCAATGCTGGATGCAGCAATTAACCGTGACAGTACCGGAGGAACTGACACGATGTTGATTAATGCTCATCTAGCCCAAATGAAAATGTTTGGGATTAGACAGGGTGTTGAGTTTTATCCAGAGCAAGATAATTTCGGAACACAGCGTTTTGATTTTATTCAACAAGTTATTAAATTCAATCAATTAGATGCACGTCTCGATGCTATTTGGGATAAATTCCTCGCTTGGGGAAAAGGTTTATTCTATATTCGTCCAACAGAAAAAACTTATCGTATTTATTGGTTTGATAAAGATTCTTACCGCAGTTATTATTCTCCTGAAGGTAACTTAGAAGAAGTTATTATTATCTATCCATATAAAGTTAAGGCTTCAAAAGGTTTTACCAATACACAAGTAGGTATTGGAACTAATAAACGTTATATGCGTCTTCGTATCACAATTGACACGATTGAAGAAATGCATAGTGAGCAAGAACTTAGTTTCGATACACCTCAAGAATTTAGTACATTAAATAAAACAGAGACTATTAATACACTTCAATTTATTCCTTGTGTAGAAGTCTTTAATAATCCAGATGCTTTTGGAACAGATGGACGAGGTGATTTTGATTGGATAGCCAATCAGATTGTTGCCCATGATGAGATGGTTAAAAATATTAGAGCAAACTTATCTTTCTTCGGAAATCCTACTTTACTTTCTTCTCGACCTAAGCAAGACATTGTTGAAAGCAACAATGATAATCCTCCACAAAGACCTAGTATTTCTAGCCAATCTGGATTTACTTCTGATCTCAGTATTCTTCAATCAACTTATAAGCAAGATCCTGTAACTCGAAATCCTGCAGGATATATAGGTAGCCCTGGTGGAGGTATGCGTGTACCTAGAGTTATTGCAAATTTAGAACCTACTGATCGTGTTGGTTTTATTACTCCTAATGCAGTTAGTACCGATCAAGCACGGTATGCAGAACAGTTGCGTTCAGAGATAAGATTAGCTCTTGGTGGTATCGATGATCTTTCTGTTCAGAATGTAACAGCAACTGAAATTAAATCTGCATACGGACGTGTTAGCGCTACAGCTAAGAAAAAATGCTTGCAATTATATAACTATGGAATCTGTAAATGCTTCGAGTTAATGATATTCCAGGAAGAACAAATCTTCCGTAAGACAATGGCACAAGCCAGCGGAATTAAATATCCTGAAGCTCCTGAAGATGATTCACCTGAAGCATTAAATAAGTATGAGAAGCAGAAATTAAAATATGAAGATAAATTAGATGCTGCAATTACTAAAGCTGAAGAGACAAAAGAGATTCCTGAAGGAGTGTTAGGGCTTGCACCAGATGGGGTTAGATCAGTTGCATGGAGATGGATGGGGCCTGTTTATGAAGACACAGCACAAGATAAGCTCAATCAATCTATGTTTATAAGAAACCTACAAGAATTAGGGGTAGATAGTATAGAAGCACTGAAGTACTTATTCCCTTCTAAAACTGATGATGAGATAGCAGCAATGTTATCTGGTTTTCCGTTTAGAATGGTAGGTCAAGTACAAAGGGCATATTCCACATTTATTGATTTAATTAATCAAGAAATGCGGACACCACATCCGCAGCAGCCGGACCTTCCGATGTCTGCAGATCCGAGACTCGATCTCACCCCATTTTTATATCGAACACTTGAAAGTTTACAAAAGGAAGTAACCTATGCCGGACGTTATCGCTCAGCCGACCCAATCGGCACCCCAGACATCCCCGACCCAGCCGAGCAATTACGCGGCGGGTCCCGTGGCAACAATAGCCTCACAGGCTCCACAGGTGGTGTCGACAGCCCCACAATGGGTGGCACCGCAGACAACCAGCGTAGCGCCAGCACCTCAAATGCAGGCCCAGATGGGGGCGGTTCAACCACAATACAGCCCTACTCAGTCTTACCCCCAGGCAGCCCCCTCGGTAGCACCGCAGGGACAGGACAATCCTTACAGGGAGGCGTTCAACAAAGTAGTGGGACTCCTGAGTTCACCAGTCCAGCTCCCCTTCCAGGGTCAACCATCAAGTCAGATCTCGGAAACCGTTCAGCCCAATTACAGTTCCCCGCAAGCAACCCAGTACAACAACCAGGGTCAGCTGATCTCGCAGCCTGGGATAGGGAACAACCAGGATTACTACAACGGCTATTCCCAACCTTCACAGGAGATCAGCCAGGAACAGCTCCTCGCAAACGGAGTAAGTCCAGAAAGTCTTGAAGTCATTGACCATTTCGGTCCTGATGCTGCAGCTGTTCTTAACAACTATTCTTGTCAAATAGAAGATCATCTTATTCATACAGACGGTCAACTACAAGAATCAGTCGGTTTACTTAAAGAGTTGTCTAATGAGCATAAAGCTTATGAAACAATTCTGACTAATCCTGATGTTTTAGCTGACTACACATGTGAATTCTTTGGACCTAATGGCCCTTATCCTGTACGTGAAGAGCAAGCTCCTACTTATCAAGCTGTAGGACAAACTGGACAACCTGCACAGGCTCCACAACCACGTGCTGAGCAACAGCAGTTCCAACGTCCTCAAATGCCAGTTCCTCCACAGCCTCAAGCTCCTGAGAATTCTGGTGAATTCTGGAATAACTTTGGCAACTTAGCTGATCGTGATCCACAGAATGCATGGCGTTATTTGAATGCTCAGTCACCTGAGACTTTCAGACAAAAGATGCTCGTAATGGAATAAAGATAAACTTAGTAAATGTAAAATAAAGGGTAGTAATTAACTGCCCTTTTTTTATTAGTTAGGTATTGATATTATGTCAGGAGCAATTGTCCCCATTGCACGAACAGGACTACGACTAGCCAATGTAATACCTGCAGGACTAAGTACAGTAGGAAGAGTAAGTCCAGTACAGAGTGCAATGAACCCTTTGCTTGCAGCTGGATTAGGAGGAGCAGCTCTTGGAAGTGGGATAACAGGAGTACTTAAAGATTCTCAAAAAGGAGTAATGCCTACACGAGAACAAGAAATAGAAGAGTATTTAAGAAAAAGAGAAGCTAGACAAGATATGATTAGAAGTCTATTGAAAGCAGTGAATCCAATGCCTGGAGGATATAATCCTACAATTTACGGAGGTAATATTTAATTATGGCTAACACTCCCGAAGCTGCTTTAGCAAAAGCACAAAAAGTAAAAGAATTATTTGCAGCTCAAGCTTTACAGAATGAGATTGCACAACAACAAGCAAGAGTTAATCCTGAAATAACTTCAGAAGCTATTACAATGCAGCCTCAAGTTATTCAACCTAATTCAAGAATAGGAACTGTACCTAGCAATGTTTGGTCTACAGGAAATTTAATTCCTGGTCCTTCAGGTGAATCAAAATTAGCTGCTACATGGAATCCTTCAATGGATCCTGCAGGTATAACAAACCAACAACAAAATGCTTTGGGTTGGAATAACGTTCAAGTAGGTGCTCCTGATCCTTGGATTGGGTAATGGATATAATCCATGATAGATCCTACTATTGCAAAAGTATTAACAGGAGCTGGATTATTAACTGGATATCATGCTGGTCTAGCTAATCAAGAAAGTAGAGATGAGAGTTTTTTTGAAAGAACAAGAAAAGAAACAGGGATTCTTGATAAAGATAAAATAGAAACAGATCCTATATTTAAAGCACATTTAAAAACTACACAAGACAAGCCAACTATTACTACTGATGAAGATGGCTCAAGTTATGTGTATAAAGATTGGGATAAAGAAGAAGGAAAAACAATAGATACTGATAAAGTACAGCTTCAAAAAGATCCAAGTCGTTATATACTTGCTCATGAATTAGGACATCGTGAAGCTCGTTTTGGGGAGAATCCTATTGAACGCACAGCCCAAAATAAAATGTATCAAGGGGTATCTCCATTAATTAGAAGTCCTGCCTTAATTGCACTTGGATATGCATCGCCTAGCAGTAGAAGAGCATTAGCTTACGGTTTAGCAGCAAATTATTTAAATTTCACACCAATGCTAATTTCAGAAAATGCAGCTAATCGCCATGCACAGAAATATATGAAAGAGACAGGACAACCTGTAGATAGATCTCTAGCAAGAGAACAATTACGTAATTACGGTCTTGGTGTAGGAATAGATGCTATTGGTCATATTGGAGGAGGAATGTTAATTAAAGGATTAGCAGATAATCCACATACTAAAGATTATGTAAGAAGCTTTTTACATTTAGATGACATAGAAAAAGGTGGAAGAGTCGCAAAAGAAGTAGGTAAAGAAGCTTTTAATTATTTAAAGCATAAAGTTAAAGAGCTTTAGTAGATAATTAATAACCGACATAAGTAAGTCACTGTTATAATATTTATTAATGGAGCTTTTTGTTCCAGGAGTGATAACAGCTTGTCTGTTATTGAAGTTACTATAACTTCAACTATCAGCTAAACCTTTACGCTGAGTAGACAATGTTTATTGATAACGATTTCCCAAAACTGCTGGGTGCGGAACTTTACCGTCCCCATCCAGCGTATATCGTGGAGATGGCGGTTGAACCCGTCGTAGTCCATGACTTTACAAAACAACCTGGTCAGACTGTTCAGCTTGATCGCTACAGATTCTTTGGCGCTCCTGGTACTAAAACCAGTCGTGAGCGTACTCAAGACCAGACGATAGGTACAGCTAATAGCCGTTCTATTGTTAAAGACAAAGTT